GGCAGTTGAAATCGACACTCTATGCAACGACTTCCGCCGTGCTAATACGCTCCTCGCGGCAGAGCTCGCCGCCGCCATGCAACGCGCCGACACCGCCGGGGCGATACTCAGGGCCAAGGCATGAGCACAGCCCTTGCCACATTCAAGCGCGAGCACGGCGTGGCAACGCACCGCGTGACAGGCGCCGGGCATCGTTACCCGTGGATGGCGTTCTTCTCGACTATCACGATGAATGACGGCACGCGCCGCGCATTCACGGAGCTTGCCCATGAGTATTCGATGGCCGATTTGATGCGTCGCAACAAAGTAGCCGACGCCGACACCGAACTCGAAGCCTGCCAATTTTTGGCCGAGCGCAACGGCATCCCGTGGCCAGCCGATGAACCCAAGAAACGCAAATCCAAACCATGAACACACCCACCGTTGACGACATCATCGCAGACCTCGAATCGCGCGGCCTAAACTGGAGCCTCGACCACACAAACCGACTCATCGAAGCCCGCGTGTGGGACTGGCCAAACGTCATCGCCCGATACCGCCCCGTCACAGTGGAGCCGCTGGCCAAGATGCTCGCCACAGCCGCCTTCGATGTGGACTGGACGAAATACCCGATTTTATGAAAAAACCACCACTCGACCTCAAGCCCGGCCAAGTCTGGGAAGGCTATCATCGCAATGGCTGGACTACGCGGCGTCGCATTATCGCCGTGGATGACCTGAGCGTGCTCTGGAACAACCCCGACAGTGGTGCTCGTAGAAGCAGCCGCGCGAATTTCGCGAAGTGGGCGGAAAGGATGCTGCCATGAGCTGCCCTTCCTACGGAGTCGCTGAGGACAGGCAGCAGGAACCTACCTCGCGCAGGAGGCACTACATCTGCGGCAGCTACTCCACCGACAACCACACCGCGCACCAATCCGACCTGTGCTTCGCATGGCAGCGCATCCGCGACGTGCGCGACATCGTGACCACGGACAGCGAGACCAAGGAGCAACTCATCGCCCGCGTGAAGGAGCTTTTGCAGGAATGACCCAGAACCACCCCGCCCCGCCACGCCCGCGCACGCGCGAGATTGCGCTTGCAATGGGCGCGGGGATGCGATAGATAGAAGGTGCCGAAAGGCCGGTCCTGAGAAAACCGTGAGCGCAAATGAACATAACCCGAAAAACCAAGCGCCCTCTATTGTGGGGCGGAGTGCAAAAACCAGTTTCGGCTGGCCGCGCAAATTCTCCGCTCCGTCCCACAGTAGGGGGCGCATTTTTTGTAATATGAAAAGCCGATTCACTGAAAAAGAACCGTGGCTGAAAATCCCGGTTGAGAAGCTGACATGGGAGGATTTGCCGAAGGACGAAGCCGGAAAGAGCGCCGCCATTTGCGTGCTTGTGCTGCGCTCGATGCCCTACGCGGAATACCTGCAAACGGAGCACTGGAACGAAGTCAGGCTTGTCGCGATCAAGCGATACCTCAACCAGTGCTTTTGCGGGAAGGACGCAAAAGACGTGCATCACACCAATTACAACCGCAGGGGCTTTGAGCGCCCCGAGGACGTGGTTGCGCTGTGTCGGGAGTGTCACACGCTCTGGCATGAGACGTGGACGTTGCAGGCCAAGGCCGGATTGGAGGAGGCATGAGAATCCGCACATTGAAGCCGGAATTTTGGGCGCACGAAACTCTGTCTCGCCTGCCACATTTCACGCGACTGATGGCAATCGGCCTGCTGAATCTTGCGGACGACGAGGGGTATTTCTACGCCAACCCGATCCTGATACGCGCCGCGCTTTTCCCATTCGTGGACGACTCGGGGACGATTCGGGGAGCGGTCGGGGAGCTGTCCGGTATAGGGTATATCAGGATCGGAATTGACCAAGAAGGGAGGGAAGTTGGGCATGTGGTGAATTTCTCGAAACACCAAAAGGGAGACAAGTTTAAGACTAGCAAACTCAAGGAGTTAGCTACGTTCCCCGACTCATCCCCGACCGTTTCCCTACCTATCCCCGACTCATCCCCGCTGGAACAGGGAACAGGGAACAGGGAACAGGGAACAGGGAAAGCCTCGAAACCGAGGCCGTCAGCAAGTGATTCGGAATGGATGGAACAGCTTCAAACGGCAGAGGCCTATCGGCATCTGGACGTGAAGCGAGAACTGTCAAAAGCGGAAGTGTGGTGCAAAACAAATTCACGGCAATGCACTCGCCGCTTTTTCACGAACTGGCTCAACCGGGCATCTTCGGACACGCGAACAATTTCAACAGCATCCGCCCCGTCGCGACAAATGACGGCAGACGACCGCGCCGAACAGGAACGGCGCAAAGCTGCGTGCGACAAAGCCGCACGGGAACAGGCCGAGGAATTACAGCGGATGTTGGAAGAAGCAAACCGCCCGCCATGCGCGCCGGGTGAACTGGAGGAAATCTTCGAGGAATGAAAGCGAAAATATCAGCGGCAGAAGTCTCAACCCGGCTCGCGGGCAACATGCTCGGCCTCGTCACCTACCTTTTGCCGGGTGGACGGCAGCAAGGCGCTGCGTGGCACGTCGGCGGCGTGAATGGCGAAAGCGGCAAAAGCCTTTCCGTGCATCTGTCCGGCACCTACGCCGGGAACTGGTGCGACTGGAACGGGCAGGAACAAAAAGGCGACGCGCTTGACCTTTGGTGCGCGGTCAAGGGCGTCTCGCTCCCGCAAGCCATCACCGAGGCAAAGGGCTGGCTCGGCATCGTGGAAGAAGCGCCGGCCAAGTCTTACACTCGCCCGCAGGACGACAAGCCCGCAATCAGCGCGGACGGGAGGGCAATGCACTGGATGGTGGACGAGCGGAAGCTTCTGCCGGAAATCGTGAATCGCTACCGCGTGCAAGGCGACGCTGAAAGGCGAGCCATCGTGTTTCCGTCCTACTCGCCAAGCGGAGTGTTGCTCAATCGCTCCTATCGGGCGCTCGCGCTGGATGACAAGGGCCGCAAGAAGGTGTGGCAGGACAAGGACGCAGCGCCCTCGCTTTGGGGCTGGCAGTCACTCACGCCGGAGAATTACAAGGCCCGCGAAATCCTGATCTGCGAAGGCCAGATTGACGCGATGACGTGGGCGCAATGGGGAATCCCCGCACTCAGCATCCCGAACGGAAGCGGGCAAACGTGGATCGATTTTGAATGGGACAACTTGGAACCGTTCAAGACGATCTATCTGAGCTTTGACAACGACGGAAAGACCGAGGCCGCACTTGCAACGGCTATCTCTCGGCTCGGAAAGCATCGCGTGCGCGTGGTGAAATTCCCGCACAAGGACGCGAACGACGCGTTGAAACAGCACGTCACGGCATACGACGCGCGACGCTGGCTGGATTCGTCCGAATATCCGACCGTCGCGCACCTGTTCGACGCAGGGCATTTCGGCGAAGCGTGCGCGCGGGAGTTCTTTCGCACAGAGGAAATGCTCGGGCACACGATCCCGCAGACCGTGCATCATCGGGACTGTGCGCTATCGTTCCACTTTCGCCCCGGCGAGCTTACCGTTTGGACTGGCACAAGCGGACACGGCAAAAGCAGCGTGGTGAACTACGCGATGATTCACCTTGCGATGCAGACGAAAAGGCCGTCGCTTATAATCAGCTTGGAAATGACGCCCGCGAAAGTTCTTCGCCGGATTATCATCGCACTCGGCGCGAGAGTAGCAAACGAAGGGGACGCAAAGAAAATGGCGCAAGCAATGGCGAAGCATCTTCTATTCTGCGACAAGACGGGCGGCATTTCGCGCGACGTGCTTTTCGAGATGATCAACTACGCGCACGCGCGCTACGGCATCGCGCACCTCGTCATTGACTCACTCATGCGCGTGGAAGGACTGGAGGAAGATTACCCAGCGCAAAACAAATTCGTGACCGACCTCGCGGAATACAGCCGCGCAACCGGCGTGCATGTTCACCTAATCGCGCACCCTCGCAAATCTCCCGGCGCAGACGCACCACAGGGACACGACATCAAGGGCAGCGGGCACATCCGCGACAACGCCGACAACGTGCTTGTCGTGTGGCGGAATATCGAAATGGAGCGCGCCGCAGAGGAAGGCAAGTCCACCGCTGGAATGATACCGGCAAAAATCATCGTCGAAAAGGATCGCGAAGAAGGAACGTTTCGAGAGTTCTTTCTGGAGTTCAACACCGCGCTGCTTTGCTACGTCAAAAAGAAATAACCCACACCACAATGACCAACGAACCCACACCCGAAACAGACGCCAAGCTCGCCAGCGACCCGCACCCGCCGAGCGACTGGCCAGCCTACGCCCGCGCGCTCGAGATCCAGCGCAACGCAGCCCGCGCCGAGCGGGACGCCCTGACTGACGAAAACGAACGCCTTGCCACCGGCAATCACTCGATGGAAAAGGAAATCCCCGAGCTACGGCACGCGCTGGAAAAAGCACGCTGCGCGCTGGAAGGCATCGTGGAATACGGCAAGCTGTGCAACCCCGGCACCGTTACGGACTGCGCACGCCTGATTTACCTCGCCAATCAAGCCCTCACCACACCCGCACAATGAGCCAACTCGACATGTTCCCGCTCATCCGGCGCCGCCTCACGCACGCGGAAATCCTCGCCGGGTTTGCCGAGTTGCTGAGCGCGGTCAAGGCGATGCAGTTCTGGGAGCCCTACCCGTGAAAAGCAGCCCTAAAAAATAAAAATAAAAAAGGTTGACGCACGGACGAGGCCCGCTAGATTCGACCCCATGAGCAACACGAACTACGAAGCCCGCTACGAAATCCTCGACTCGATGGAAGTGAAAGTCGCCACCGCCGATTCATTCGACGACGCCATGTTCGCCGCCGAAAAATACGCCCCCGCGATGGTAATCAAAGTCGCGACAGGAAAGGTGGTCTGGAGCGTATGATCACGAACAACTCAACGGAAGCATCCGCCCGCAAATGGGCGGAGGCGAACGAGCCGGAGCGCGTGGAACACACCGTCAATCAACTGCTTTGCTTTCTCGCGGAATGCACTATGCAGGAAGGCGCGATATGGCTGCATCGCGGCTGGGCAAAAATATGGGAGCGCGTGCAGGAAAATATGGAGGTGGCAGCGTGAGCACCCACCTAACGCGCCCCCTCCTCGCCTGCCGCCTGCGCGACTGCGGCGCGCTGGACTGCCCTGTGTGCGCCGGGGCCGAGGCCGCGCGGCTCTACCGGGAGCAGGCGGAATGCGACCACGACGAGCACGACCACGGCATTTGCCTCGCCTGCGGTGCCGACATCACCGACACGCTGGCCGGCCAAGCCGAGGACGCCGCCGACGCCGCACAAGACCGATAGACCCATGACCAAACCGACCATCCACCTGAACGGCACCAGCGCGAAAGACCTGCTGGAGCAATACCGCGCCGCAATGGAGGCCATCAGCGCAGTCGGCGACGCCCTTGCCAAGTGCGGCCCCAACGGACGCGACTACTACCCGCAAGGCCCGGAAGCCATCGGCACGGCTCTCGATGAGCATCGCAGCCGCCGCCAGCGGCTCGAGCTCATTTACGACGAAATCACCGAACTGGCCATCCACTGCGCCGACGCCGCAAACACGAACCGCTAAACCCCACCCCATGAGAAACCGCACCCACTCCGCCAACACCCACGCAGTAATGGTCCGCTCCCGCTGGAAGGCCCGCGACGCCGTGAGCAGCCAACGCCACGGCGAGAAAATGGACGACATCCGCATCGCCT